AGGGATCATCTAGTTGCCTTTCTCGAAGCTCTGCCTCTTGCTAGGCGTCGCATCACGGCCACGCCTAATAATGACTATGCCTTCCGGGCCAAGCTGACGCGTGGGGAGCTACAGGGGGCCATGGCAAAGGTATTACGCGACATTGATTACACCAACTTTAAAGGCGCATTGAAACCCGGACCATATAACAACGCCTGTCATAAAGTATGGAGTGCCCTACTGAGTGCCTTCGCGACTGGGTGTTATGGGGTCAAGTTGACGTTGTTCCCTAGGGCAGAATCCTTCGATGCCAAGAAAGCCGCTGAGCAGCAAGAGGACTACTACGGGAATCTATTTGAGGAGGATACAGCTGATGATGATAGAACCACCGTGCTACACAAGAAAATGCATCCACTTCGTGGGGGCACAGGGCGACGACGAGCGGACACAGATTCTAGTATGTAAAGCCTTCCCAGAAGGTATCCCTACAGAAATCATTTCTGGGGCCCACTTACATACTGAGCCTTTCCCTGGGGACCACGGAATCCAGTATGAAGAGAATACGCAGTAGAACGCCTAGGAGACGTCCGGATAGGACGGGCTGACTAGTTACAAGGAAAGGCCTATCGGATCGCTCTGGTAGGCCTTTTTGACAACGTGGGGATGGTTCGAGGATTAACTCCACATCTTGTTTTGTGCCTGCGTGAGAGAAAGATCGCCCTCAGTGCCAATTTCTTCATGATACGCATTCCATCCTTTCAGCCATGCACGCTTTTGATTTGCATCACAGTAGCAGCAAGCGTCCTTATCATAGCCTTTCTTCGCAGCATTATACCCTTCCTTTTTCGTTAGCTCATAGTTAGTGAACCCCATACTACCCCCTATAATCCTTGAGTTGTTGCTGCTTGATGTTTCAACTATACCGCAGTCATTTCTGAATGTACACATTTATTTTGCGCATCAGCTATTATTTTTAGATCAACAAATTATTATGCAGAAAACTCTGAGTCTAAGTGCTTGATTTATTTTGAGATTCTCAAAAATAAATGTGTACACGAGCGCCATCCTGCGATATAATCAATATTAATTGAGTTCGACTCAATACACACTAGTTGCGAGTTAGCTCACAGACGGCGGATGCTGTCGAACCAGTAGCACCCGTGGAAACGGGATCACATGCGGAGGAAACCGCAGGAGGAATGCACCATGAGAGTAAAAACCATGAAGGTCCTGGTAGATGGTCAAGAAGTAGAAGTGATCTGTATGAAAGACGGCAAACCGATTTACGTGGATGATGCAGGAGCAGATATCGCAGTTGACGTACCTCATATGTTCAGCAAGATCACCGCGCTGAATGCTGAGAATAAGACGCACCGCGAAACAGCTGAAGCAGCAACCACCAAGCTCGCCGCCTACAACAACATGGACCCAGTAGCAGCCGCCAAAGCACTCGAGACATTCAGCAACCTTGACTCCAAGAAGCTGATCGATGCAGGCGAGGTAGATAAGGTGAAGCAGCAGGTCTCCGCTGGTTATGAGGAGAAGATCGCCAATATGACCAAAGCCCATGCTGAGCAGATCGCAGCAAAGGACGGTCACATCTACAAGCTGGAAGTGTCCAACCGGTTCTCGTCCAGCCCGTTCATTAACGGCAAGGATGCGAAGATCATCCTTCCCCCAGACATTGCTGAAGCAACGTTCGGGAAGAACTTCAAGATCGAAGATGGCCGCATGGTTGCCTATATCGGCGAAGAGAAGATTTACTCCAAGGAGAAACCTGGCGAGCTTGCTGATTTCGAAGAAGCAATTCAGGTTGTCGTCGATAGGTACCCGCTCAAGGATCGTATCCTCCGCGGGACAAACGCAGCCGGTAATGAAACACGACAGAACAATCAACATGGCAATTTAAATACCGATACCAAGAACCTGACTTCCACCCAGAAGATCGCAAACGGATTGAAAGAACTGGGCGGGTAAGTCGCAACCAATTTCCCCCAGGAGGAAACAAGTCATGGCAACTCAGACACTCGCAGAAGCAAAGAAACTCATCAACAACCAGATCGTTCAGGGCGTTGCTGAGGATATCATCTCCATCAACCCTATCTTCGATATCCTCCCCTTCACCGGTTATGAAGGTCAGGGTCTCATCGTTAACCGTGAGAATGCACTCGGCGATGCGGGTCTTTACTCCGTCGGCGATACCATCACCCATAAGGGTGCTGCAACATTCACGCAGGTAACCTTCTCCGCAACCAAGCTGATTGGTGATGCGGAGCTTGACGGCCTGGTGGTTGCTGAATCATCTTCTGCTGGCGTCGACCAGACCGCTATCGAGATCAGCTCGAAAGCGAAGTCAATCGGTCGTCTCTTTCAGACCGGCATGGCTACTGGCACTGGTGCTACCCCTGCCATGAACTCCTTGCACTCCCTGGTGGACTCCGGGCAGTATACGACCGCGTCCGCTGGTCAGGCCCTGTCATTCGCCCTCCTGGATGAGCTGATGGACCTGATAAAGGCCAAGGATGGCCAGGTTGACTGGCTCCAGGCCCCTGCACGTACCATCCGTTCCTACAAGGTTCTGCTCCGTGCCCTTGGTGGCGCTTCCATCAACGAGGTTATCACCCTCCCTGGTGGCCGTACCGTAATCGGTTATGAAGGCGTTCCGTTCTTCAAGAACGAGTATCTCTCCGTAGTTGAAACTGCCAACGGTGCTGCACTGGCTGGCGGCGCACTGACCTCCGTATATGGCGGCGTCTTTGACGATGGCACCAACAAGGTCGGTGTTGCTGGTATCCACCCCATCAACGTCCCCGCTGGTATCCAGGTCGAGCCTATCGGTGCGCAGGAAGCCGTCGACGGCAAAATCTGGCGTGTCAAGCAGTATGCCAACTTCGCCAGTTTCAATCGCAAAGGCGTTGCACGCCTTACCTCCATCAACAACTAAGCACCGACTGAACAAAGATACTCCCCCTCCTTAGGCGACAGGTAAGGAGAGAGAGTATCCCCCAGGACAGCTCCTTGTTATAAAAGAAAGGATATGATTATGAAGCGAGTACTGCTTAATAGCCTGTTTGCACCGCAATGTGCGGTAGGCCTGCCAGAATTGCATTACGGTATCCCATTCATTGCTACGGAAACCAATGAAGAAGATAAGAAAGGGAATCCAATTCTGTGTCTGACAGCCATTCTCTCTGATGAAGATGCCCTTCTCATGGAAGAAGCTGGCCGGGTTCAGATCATAGAAGACGAAGCTGACGCTCCTGCTGCTGCTCCTGCTGACGCGCCTGCTGACGCTCCTGCTGACGCTCCTGCTGACGCTCCTGCTCCTGCTAAAAAAGGTAAGTAACTTCTCCGTAGCAATACATGAGGAATTGACAAATGGCAAATCTAACTGTTGAACTGATAAAGGATGAAGTCTCACGCTCTGCAGCAGGTGATACCGAAATGCATTACGGTTATCCGTTTACTGTTGCGGCTAATAATGCCCTCGATGCCATTATGACAGAAGCACAGGCTGCACCCTTGCTGTATTCTGGCCGTGTAAAAGTCAAGGGCGAGCTGGAAGCAGCTGTAGCTGCCCGTCTGGATGCGATCGTAAAGAGAGGGCTGTTTGATGCCGCAAGCGTTGCCCTTGCTACTGCGACACTTAACAGGGTTAATGCCCAAGCTACACTGACGGATGCTTCAGCTAAAGTAGTGGCTGCTCAAGTAATTGAGACCGCTGCTCAAGCTGCTTACGATGCGGTGGATGATATCTACGATGCTGCTGTCATTGCATTGGCAGCTGCTTCTGATGCTTATGATACTGCGATTGCTTCTGCAGTATCAACAGGAGCGACCTCTGAAACGCCGGCTGTCACGGCATTTACAGTGGGCGCCGTAACAGGAACCACTGTTGTCATCGCATCATTTACCGGGTCGGATAATAAAGCTGTTGCTGCCTACATCATCACAGAGAGCAACACAGTCCCTGCGATTGATGCTGCTGGATGGAATGCTGTTAAGCCGGTAGAATATACCTCTGCTACCGCAACCACCAAAGACATTTACCCCTGGGTGAAGGATGCCGCCGGCAGAATCTCTGGCGTATTCGCCACCCCGCGCAATGTAGCCTTTGTATAAAAGGACCAGCTCATGCCCCTCGTAATTGAAACAGGTACGATAATTACAGCTGCAGATTCATACGTGAGTCTTGAATCTGCAGCTACGTATCATCTCAATCGTGGAAACACGGCTTGGGGCTTGGCTGCCTCTGACACCCTTCGTGAGCAAGCGCTCCGTAGGGCGGTAGCCTATCTGGATGGTAAGTATTACCCACGCTGGAAGGGTGCCCAAGTAAGTCCATTGGTACAGTGCCTACAATGGCCAAGAAAAAATGCTAACTTAGGGCAAAGCACCTTTGACCTTATCCCCTCGACTCTTATTCCGCAACGGTTAAAAGATGCGCAATGTGAATTAGCATTGCGTGCATTAAGCGGTGACTTGGCTGAAGATTTAGATCGTGGTGGTTTGGTTCAAAGCGTTCAGGTTGGTCCGGTAACCCAGACCTTTTCCGATCGTGCTCCGGCTGCAAAAACTTATCAGATCGTAGAACAGCTCCTCGCCCCTTTACTGGAGCCAGCAAATGTTTGTCAACTGGTGCGAAGCTAATGGGTTTTTATGAATCGCTGCGTGATAATACCGCAGCCCCACTCATAAAAAAATACGGGCAGCAGATACTACTTCGTCCTCCGGTTATTGCATCCATTGACCCTGTAACAAGCACGATCACCCCTGGGGCTACGGTGGACTATACTGGTTACGCCATCGAAGAGGAGTATGCACAGCGCGATGTTGATGGGACCAATATAAAGCGCGGCGATAAAAAACTCCTGATCGCAGTTGATATAACAATTCCGCCTATTACCCCCGATTTCAAAGTAATCATGGCGAGCACTGTCTGGCATGTTATTGACTGCAAACCAACAAGCCCCGGTGGCATCACAATAGTCTATACAGCACAGATACGAAAATGAGCAACTCTTTTTCGGCTGATATTTCTAAATTCGCAAAGAAGTTTAATGCAGATGTAAAGACAGTAATCAGAAAGATCAGCTTCGAAGCCTTTAGTCGGATCGTGCTCAGGACCCCGGTAGATACCGGACGAGCGCGCGCAAATTGGGGCGTTCAACCTGGAACCCCAATTACTTTTGCGATTGAAGCTGAGGACAAGAGTGGATCAGCAACACTCGCTGCCACTGCTAATGGCACACTGAGTTGGGAATGTCAAGGGTCTCTTTTCTTTACCAACAACGTACCATATATCGGTGTGCTGGAGTATGGGAAGGAAGATGGAACCCCAGGGAGTACCCAAGCGCCAAACGGCATGGTTCGCGTAACAATGGAAGAGATGCTAGCCTGGATCAAAACCAATGGTAAGAAGGGTATATGAGCACAACACAGTACACTGATATCCGTGGAGCATTAGCTGCCCGATTACATGCACTGGAACCAGGAATCGTTGTCGCCTGGGAGAACTTCTCTTATACCCCTGTTGCTGGTGTTCCGTACCTCGTCCCTACGATGTTGTGGGGAGAAGGTGTGCAGGCTGAACTTGGTGAGACAGGGCGTAATTGGGAAACTGGAATATATCAATTAATGCTCTGTAATATTCCAGAAGGCGAGGGTATAAATTCGTTGAATACCTTGGCCGGTACTTTGCGCAACCATTTTAAACGGGGTACTACGTTAGTATATAATGGCGTAACTGTTACTGTCAGAAAAGTATATCTCACGCATAATATTTTGAGCATCGCCTTTTACACGCAAGTTGCTAACTAAATAATAGAAGGAGCAAATCATGTTAACTACTACAGACGGAAGCAAATCGCTTTACACCTACTTCCCTGAAGCAACCCCTGGGGTTGCTGCGGCAGGCGCTTATCAGACCTTGAGAAGCAAAGTTGGTGTCAAGCTGAACCTCAAGCGAGATACCTTTGCCTCTAAGGAACGGCGTGCAGATCGCCAGACTTCTTCACTCTCCTACGGTAACAAGTCCGGAACCTTCAGTATTCCTGTTGAGTACAGCTATGGTTCTTATGATGACATAATGGCCGCCGTAATGGGTGACACCACCGCTGCTGGATCAGCAACCTGGGGTGCCAATGTTCTCAAGATCGGTAATGCAGCGAAGACCTACTCCTGTGAAGAGACAGCCACCGAGCTTGGCATCACCGAATCCAACACTGGTCTGCAATTTGGCTCATTCAGTATCAGCCAGAAGGTCAACGGTATTGCTGAGGGCGAGTTCTCGGGCATCTTCATGGATACCGAGGCAGCGCAGACCACAGGCGTAAACATTGCCATCGATGCAACGGCCAAGACCATCACCAGAGCAACAGCCGGTTTTAATACCGTCGATAACTTCCCGCTCGTGACTGCCGGCGTACCGCTGCTCAAGGTGATGGTGAAGGGTAACACCGATGCCGGTAACAATGACACTGTGTGGACAGTGACCACTCTGACCGATACCGTGATGAGCTTCACCACCATGACAGGCGCCGTCACCAAGGTAGCTACGGCCGGCATCACCGTCAACAAGGCTTCAAATGCAACAAGCGTAGTTGCTGCTGCTACCACTGCCCCGTTTGACTCCTTCACAGGGTCTATCCAGGAGGGCGGCGTGACCATCGCTCATGTTACTGGGTGGGATTTGAAAGTTGAAAACCCGCTCGCCGCCAACTTCGCCTGCGGTTCAGCATCTGCACAGTCTGTGTCTGTAGGCGGAATCAATATCACCGGGACGCTGAATGTTTACTACATCAACCAGTCCCTGCGAAAGAAATTTCTCAAGGGTGTTGCATCATCTCTGCAGCTAATTCTCGGTTCGGTGGCGGCGACCAAGGCATATACCTTCGATCTTGGCACAGTCAAGTATACAGGGGATGATCGCGACGATACCGAGATGGCCAGAACAGAAACCCTGAGCTTCACAGCAACCTACACTGCCACTGATACAACCCTGAAAATCACGCGTACACCGTAACAGTTGGCGGAAGCCGTCTACCTCCTTCGGCTTGGGTGTTTGGGATGGTCCCAGCACCCTTACCGCCGATTTTATGCACCACATGACGAAACCAAAGGAAAAGGAGAAACACCATGGAACCAACAACTGCAACCGAAATCAAACCGTTTGACTTGGAAACACTCGATCAGACCGACACAGCTGTTATTCAGATGGTCGCCCCAGGGACAGGGGATGATATCCCAGGGTTCACAGTGGAAGTATATGGCCAGGATTCTGATGTATTCAAGGCTGAAACCAGAAAGGCTGAGAATAAGCTCACGGAGTACAGCCGTCGCAATCGTGGTAAGTATATGCCAGCTGAAATGCGAGAGGAACTTGATCGGCAGAAAGTCATCAAGTGCACCAAGGCCATCAAGGGCCTCGTTTACAGAGGAGAAGTAATTACTGATCCTGAGCGCGCTTACACGCTGCCAAAGTATGGCTGGATTTTTGAGCAAGTCTCTACAGGCATCATGGAGCGTCAAAATTTTATCAATGGCTCGTCAGCGAAGTAGCAGCA